GTAGAGGACTGGCTGGATTACACCGTATTTACGCTGGCTGGCATGGGCGTGGACGGGAATCTGTACATCATCGATGTCGTTCGCGGACGGTGGGACCCGGAAGACCTCCTGAAGAAAGCGGAAGAGGTTTGGGAAAAATGGCGCCTGTCTGGCTCCATGCGGGTTATGCCGCTCCGCCATATGGCCATTGAAGAGAAGCAAGCCGGACAGGGCCTCATTACCACTCTGAAAAAACGTAGCCAGACCCCCGGGCAGCTCGCCATCCCGGTGAGGGAAATTCCGCGCGGCACCGGGCAGAACAAGCTCGTTCGCTGCCTTAACGTCATCCCCCAAATCAAAACCGGGAAAGTGTTTGTCCCGGCGACGCACACCGAAGACGGACAGAAGCTTTCCAGCATCTTTTACGAGGACGGCACGATCGCAGGCTCAACGGAGTGGGTGCTGACGGCGATGACGGAATGCGCTGCTTTCTCCGCTGATGACAGTCACGACAACGACGACATCCTCGATACCTGGATGGACGCAATCGACGACAACCTGATTTCCGGCCCGCAGCCGATGGTTATCGACCCGAATCAACTCAGGAGAATTTAAGTGTGGTGGTTTAAAAAGAAAGAAGTCGCCGCGCCTGAGCCGGCAAAAGAACCTGAAGCACCGAAGGTCGGGATCAGACCAGAGGCCGTGGCCGAAGTCCGTGCATTACCGAAAAGAGAGTTTCAGCGCTACGAGCCGCCGAAAGGGGTGATCCCCGAGGCTATCAAAAGCGCCATTCTGGCAATGGACTCCACGCCTTACGATGATCTCAATGCTGCATATGGCGGTTACGGCTACGGCGACTTTGATAGCTTTCCCGGCTACCCGTACCTGGCCACGCTGGCGCAGAAGCCTGAATATCGCAAGATGGTCGGCACCATCGCGGAGGAAATGACCCGCAAATGGATAAAGCTCAAAACTGTCGGCGATGAAGACAAGGCGGATCGGGTAAAACAGCTCGAAGAGGCCATGAAGCGGTTTAAGGTGCGCGAGCGCTTTAAAGAAGCCGCAGAACACGACGGCTACTTTGGCGGTGGCCAGATTTACATCGACGTTCGTTCGCCGCGGGGAATCTCCGCATGGATGGACGACAACGAGCTGCAATCGAAGCTCTTCATGAGCGACAAGAAGATCACGAAAGGCAGCCTGCAGGGGTTCAGGGTCATCGAGCCTATCTGGACCTATCCGGGGATTTACAACTCCGACAACCCGCTGAGCCCGGATTTCTACAAGCCGACGCAGTGGTTTGTCATGGGACGGACCGTACATGCAAGCCGGATGATTGATTTCGTCTCGCGGCAGGTCCCTGATCTGCTGAAAGCATCGTATAACTTCCGCGGCCTGTCTCTCTCGCAGATTGCTGAGCCATACGTCAATAACTGGCTTCGCACCCGCGACAGCGTCAGCGACATGATTCACTCGTTCTCTGTTCCGGTAATCGGAACAAATATGAGCACGATTCTGCAGGGCGGGGCGGCAGATGGCCTTCTGGCAAGGCTTGATGTCTTCAACCGATGCCGTGATAACCGTGGCGCATTCGCTAAAGACAACAACCCTACCCAGCCAGAAACGGTTGAGTTCGTTAACGCCCCGCTTAACGGTCTGGATGCCCTGCAGGCACAATCGCAGGAGCACATGTCAGCGGTTTCGAGCATCCCGCTCGTCAAACTGCTGGGCATCACTCCAAATGGCCTTAACGCAACGTCTGACGGCGAAATCCGCGTTTTCTACGACTACATTCACGCTCTGCAGCAGTCTGTTTTTAAAGACAACCTGAAGCGCGTGATGGACATCATTCAGCTCTCTGAGTTTGGCGACATTGACGATGGAATAACCTTCGACTTTGAGCCGCTCTACGAAATGAGCGCTAAAGAGCGGGCGGAAATTCGCAAAGTAGACGCGGACACAGACGCTGTCTATGTGGGCGCCAGCGTGCTCTCTGGCAACGAAGTCCGTGAAAAAATTGCCGGTGACCCGGATTCGCCCTATCACTCTCTGGACCTGAATGATGACCTCGAAATCGAAGACGACTACGACGAAGAGGAAGAAGCAGACCCTGACGATAAGGGCGGTTCATCCTAACGCTGGCGTTGAAGCATGGTACCGCCGACAGCTTGATAAGCAGGTGCAGGAAATGCAGGCATCTGTTGTCTACTGGCTGTCTGCAAACTATCGGGCCAGCGGCGCGGCTGTCGCCATGGATGCATCACCTGCAGTGATGATGCGTAATGCCATGCAGAAACTGGCTAAGCGCTGGACGCGGCGGTTTGATGACATGGCGCAAAAGCTGGCCGACAGGTTCGCTAACGACGCCATGAAAAACGCGGATGCGTCACTGGCCACAGCCTTCAAAGATGCGGGGTTTACTGTCGAGTTCAAGATGACCTCGCAGATGAATAACGCTCTTCAGGCGACCATCGCCGAGAATGTCGGCCTTATCCGATCCATCCCCGAGAAGTATTTCACCGAGGTGGAAGGGCTGGTTATGCGGTCGGTAGCGCGTGGGCGCGACCTGTCCTATCTCACCGATGAACTCCAGAAGCGATACGGGATTACCCGGCGGCGTGCGGCGTTCATTGCCCGAGATCAGAACAACAAGGCTACCTCAGTCGTTCAGTCTGCGCGACAGCAGGCGCTCGGAATTACCCAGGGAATATGGAAGCACTCCCATGCTGGCAAAGAGCCGCGACCATCCCACGTTAAAGCTGATGGAAAGGTGTTTGAGCTAAGCAAGGGAATGTATCTGGATGGTAAATGGGTGATGCCTGGAGAGGAAATCAATTGCCGTTGCACCTGGTCACCAGTAATACCAGGCCTATCGTAAATAATCAAAATCAATCAAGGTCGCTAAGGCGGCCTTTTTTTATTGCCATAAGCGGGGAAGTCTATGGACGAACTCGAATCCTACTCGCTAGCCGAGGATGAGGATAAGTGGATAACCATAAATGGTTCCCACGTCAAAATTGATGAAAATGGAGATGTTGTTGCTGGCGCTGAAGGGAAGATTAATAGTAATAAAAATGAAAAGAAATCAGCCGGGGAAAAACTATCAGCCAATGAAAAGTCAGCCATTTCCAGTTACTCAGGTGACAATTTCTTAAAAATAAACTCAGATCTTCGTAAAGGTAAAGATGAAGACCCTGATGTGGCACGCATTGACTCCGCCATTGGCAAGGGAAGTTTAGAAGGTGGAACGCTTTACCGAGGAATGAGCAGGGAGGACGCAAAAAAACTGTTCCCAGGCGGAGATATTAAAAAAGGAATGGTTGTTTCAGACCCTGCTTTTCTTTCCACATCTAAAGAAAAAAAGATCGCCGGTATGTTCAGCATCGGCGGTGTAATGCTCCAAATAGAAACAAATAAAGGTGACAAGGGGCTAGATGTTACTGGTCTTTCCAGCAACAAGCATGAAGATGAAACATTACTTCCACGCAATGCAAAAATGGAAGTGATTGGAGTGCATCCCCCAAAATCACCGGGGCAGCCGGTGACAATAAAGGTCAGATACATAAGCGAGGAAAAGAGACCCGCAATGGACGGGATTACGGAAAGCCTGGCATTTGACCGCGCCTCTGTGCGCACTATCGACGCAAATGGCCGCCTTCAGATTTCACGAACGAATATCAGCAAGGCAAACGTCAACGCCTACTACGGACGAGAGATACCAGGAAGCGAAGAGCTTGGGCTCGATCCAAACAAACTTTACCGGCTTTGGCGCCACCCGGACGAGCTCCGGAAAGCAGCCAAAACCTTCAATAACATCCCCGTGCTCAGCAAGCACATCCCCGATTTTCCCACCGACCCGCCCAATGAATTTCGTGTTGGCGTGACGCACTCCAATGCGGAGTTTGACGGCACGTATCTCACGGTTGGTATGTCGATATGGGATAACAGCGCGATTGCTGGAATTGAGAGCGGAGAGCAGCGAGAGCTATCTGCATCGTACAAGTACGTCGCAGACATGACCCCGGGTGTCACCCCTGACGGCGAGCCTTATGACGGCGTTATGCGTGACATTTTCGGAAACCACGAAGCGCTGGTCCCTGACGGCCGCGCAGGGCCAGATGTACTGGTCGCAGATTCATTACCACCGGAGCTTAATCACATGCGTAAACATAAGGTAGCGGCGATCCGCGCCACCCTTAAGCCACTTCTGGCGCAGGATGCAGATCTGGAGGCAGAAGTCCGCAAAGCTCTTCTGGCTCTTGATGAAGCCGAAAAGGAAGACGAAAAAGAAAACAANCCCGCCGACGACGAAGACGACGACGAGAAGGACAAGAAAAAAACGGCGGACGATGAGGACGACGACGAAGACAAGGANAAGAAGAAAACCGCCGAAGATGAAGACGATGAAGAAGACGACAAAGTCTCCAAAACGGCGATGGACTCTGCGATTCGTCTGGCAGCCGACAGCGCAACTAAAAAGGCTGCGGAAAACTTCCGGAAAATCCGTGAAGCAGAGCTGGTCGTCCGTCCGCTGATCGGCGACGTCGTTGCCATGGACTCAGCCGAAGATGTCTATCGCACCGCGCTTGAGCAAAGCGGTGTGGATATCTCCGGCGTTCACCCGTCCGCTTATCCGGCGATGGTCAAAATGGCGATCAGCCAGAAAGAAAATTCACGCCCTGTCATTGCGCAGGATTCCGCTTCCGTCAGTGAGTTCGAAAAAGCATTCCCGACCGCTGGCAAACTGAAACGAGGTTAACATGGCAGGTTTTCAGACACGAATTAACCAGTATCCGGCCCCCGGCGTCGAAGGGGCCTTTGCTGGCACCAACCCTCACGCGACCTATCAGGCTGGCGAGGGCGCTCTGGTTGCTGGTGAGGACGGCCTGACTGTCGGCCGCTTCGCCTGGGCTGTTGACGGTGTGGCTTCCAATGCCGGTAGCGGTGTTCCGTCTGGCTTTGTCCATCGTGATGGGCAGGCGTCGATCACCATCTGGCTCGGCCAGGCATCCATGCTTATCCAGCCCGGCCGCGAAATCACCCTGATGGTAGCCGGTGACTTCTGGGCCAAAACGTCAACCGCTGCCACCCGCGGGCAGAAGGTTTTTGCATCCCTGACCACCGGTGAGGTGCAAGTAGCCGCAGCCGGCGCAACCGTGGCCGGTTTTATCGAGACCGCATTCTATGCCGCAAGCGATTGTGACGCTGGCGAGCTGGTCAAAATCAGCACCTGGAGCAAGTAATGAACGAATTTCAGCGACACTACGCCGCAGCCAGCGGGAAATATGGCATTGTGCTGCCCGGCGCAAAGGACTACCTGAAGCCGGAGTTTGCGGAGAATTTCGCGCTGGCGATGGATGCCCAGCCGCAAATGGTCACAGCGAATAACGCCGGTATCCCGGCCTACTTCACTAACTACGTCGATCCGGAACTTATCCGCGTTCTCGTAACGCCGATGAAAGCCGCAGAGATTATCGGTGAAGTGAAAAAAGGCGACTGGACGACGCTGACCTCGCAGTTCCCGATCGTCGAGTCGACTGGTGAAACCAGCGCTTACGGCGACTTCAACAACAACGGCATGACGTCAGCCAACGTTAACTGGGTACCGCGCCAGTCATTCCATTATCAGACTCACACTCGATGGGGTGAGCGCGAGCTGGACATGTACGGCGCCGGGCGTATCGGCTATGCCGCCGAGCTTAATGTGGCCTCTGCACTTGTGCTGAACAAGTTCCAGAACAAGTCCTACTTCTACGGCATCGCCGGGCTGGAAAACTACGGTCTGCTCAACGATCCGTCTCTGAGCGCTCCGGTTACTCCGGCGGCGACTGGTTCCGGCGGTAGCGTTACCTGGGCAACGAAAGACGGGCAGGCTGTATATGACGACATTTCCGGTCGCCTCTATAAGCAGCTGGTATCTCAGACCAAAGGCCTCGTAGAGCGTACCGATCGCATGGTGCTCGGCATGTCGCCGGAAATGGAAGTCAACCTGACCAAGACGAACCAGTACAACGTCAACGTCACCGATCAGCTGAAGAAAAACTTCCCGAACATGCGTATCGAAACCGCTGTTGAATACAGCACCGACGCAGGCGAGCTTGTGCAGCTGATTGTTGAGCGTCTGGGTGAGCAGGACACCGCTTACGCAGCGTTCACCGAGAAGATGCGCGCCCACGCTGTCGTGGTGGAAGAGTCTTCCTGGCGGCAGAAAAAATCCGGTGGCACCTGGGGTGCAATCATTCGTCAACCGCTGGGCATTGCCAGCATGATCGGGGTGTAACATGGCCGAAACAGTAACTGTAGGATGCAAACTGCCGAACGGCCTGATCCTGGAGCAGGGCGAGTACAAAGTGGAGCTTAACGGCTCCAACTCCTCTATCGTTGTCGGCGGCTACGGCCTGACCGAAAACGTGGACAAGGAAGCCTTTGAAGCGTGGCTGGCAGTACATGCTGATCAGCCCTACGTTCGCAAAGAGCTGGTGTTTGCCCAGGCGAAAACCAGCAGCGCCCAGGCGAAAGCGAATGAAAACGCTTCGGAGAAAACTGGTCTGGAAGGTCTGGATCAGAACAACCCGGCCCCTGGCATTGAGAAGGCGGACAAAAAATAATGGCGATCGTTGTCTTTGATGTTGCCGCATTTCGTGAGCGTTATCCGGAGTTCGATGCCGTAAGTGAAACGCTACTTAATGCGTACTTCACGGAGGCAACGATTTACCTGAATAACACGGACAGCAGCCCGGTAAAAGATATCTCTATCCGGGCTCTTTTCCTGAACATGCTGGTTGCGCACATTGCGGCGCTGAATTCAGGCGTAAATGGCGAAAAGGCTTCTGGTCTGGTTGGCCGTGTGGCAAGCGCATCTGAGGGGTCAGTGTCAGTATCAGCTGACGCAGGGCCCTCAAGCGAAAGCTCCTGGTGGTATAAGCAGACTACTTACGGGTCAGCTTACTGGGAGGCCACAAAGCCTTACAG